AATGGTCTCTAAAAAAAGGTTCATTAGTAATATCTGCTACGTTTTTAGCAGTATCCATTAGATCAGTTATATCCTTAAATAATTTTTTATAATCAGCTGAATATTCAACGTCCCAAGAAACTGAGTTAGTTTCTGGGTCAATAGCAGTTACTGTGGTAATTATACCACCCTCCGATTTCTCGATGTCTCCTACTTTACGATCAGCCATGAGCTATTTTTAATTCTTCTACTAATTCAAGATATTGAAGAATATTTACAATATTATCTGATGTTATGTTAGATTTTTTGTCTATTTCTTCAATTAAAGAATTTACTTCGTTAATTTTAATCTTAATTACTTTATCTGTAATTTGAGATAATAATTCGTTTAATTGAATTTTAATTTTAACTACTTCAGTATTATAAAATTCTCTTAATACGGGGGTTGAATCAACGGAATTGACATATTGTCTAAGTACTGCTTTTTGACTTGGATATAAACCATCATACTTACCATTGAACTTTTCCATTAAGATTCTATAAGTAAGTATACGAGTATCTTTATCGTATGATTGAAATTCTTTTAATAAATCCTCTTCTACTTTTTTAGTACTAATATCTGAATTAGAAAGATGCTCTAGAAGAGTCATTTTATTATTAACAATAATATTGGTATCTACTAAAGCTTCCGTATTTTGTACTTCCGATAACATATAATAAGCAGCATGTACTTTATAATGTGGGAGTTTTGTTTTAAAGAATTCTTCTAAATTATAGCTGTCTTTAATCTCGTTAATTAAGTTATATTTTTCTCTTTTAAGAGCTCTACGATTTAATTTTTTAGAAGATTCTAACAACGTTTGAACCAAAATATTAGCCCTACCTTCAGTAAGGGTGGTTGTTTTAGTTAACGCTTCATATAGTTTATATTCCTTCCCCAATTCGGATTTGACGAAATATTTTTGAATCACTTTAATAGCGGCAGAATCTACACCATTTAAGGTGTCAGCTGTTACTTGACGAACCAGTAGTTCGAAAAGGATACCAGTATTTTTATACTTTGAATGTTTAATGTTCATTCCTACTAGGATTTATTATAAATATATAAGGAGATATTATTCTTTAATGTTTTTTTCATCTAATAAAGATTCTTTGGCTTTATCTGATTTAAATACTATTTCTTTATTCATACTTTCTAATAAGGAACGATTTTTTAGAAATTGCTTTTCGGCATTTTCTCTTAACCCATCAGGTTGATCATCTATTTTCATGGATTTTTTACCTAAACGATCTTTACCAAATACATTATCTTGAGTATTAATATTAGATACCTTTTCTTCAGGACGTCCTAATGGTTTCTTTTCATTATAACCATCGGGCAAATTTGAGGGGTCTGAATCCATTCTGCCCGTACCATATAATGAAGCTAGATCGTGGGGTGTGCCATATGAACGACCTGTTGTAAGTGGATCATTACCTTCTGTCTCAATTTGAGCCATACGGAATTGGCGTTTTTGGTCTTGTACAATTAAATCTCTATATTCTTCATATTGGTCTTCACTAAAGTGGAATATATTTTCATAGATCCAATCTGTTGGAACTAATTTATTTTCCATCATTTGAGCAGCTAAATCTACTTTTTCTTTCATCAATGCGATCTTTTCTTGATCGTAAATGATAGATGGAGTAGTTAAATCTAATTCAAAATTAGTCATTTGTTCGTCTCTATAACCTTGAGCATATAAATGAACTAATGCTATTTTATATAATTCTGAAAGTAAAATACGTTGAATGCGATCAATTGTGCGACCAAAACGAATATCTTCTGCTGCTAAAGTAGCTTTACCTGATAGATCAGCGTCATAACCCATAAATGCTTTAGGAACTTTAAGAGCAGCAAATAATTTTTCTCTTAGATATTCTACATCTTGGATACCATCATATGATAGACCAGGTGTAGTATCAATTTGAGTTGCTTGATCGTTTCCTCTAACTGGTAGATAGAAATCTTCAAGTAAATTTTGCATGTTGTATTTTAGGTTATATTCACCTGTTTTCTCATCCATGTACGGAGTACGCTTAAGGGTTGAGATGGTTTTTTGCATGAAGTTTTCTACTTCATTTGGTGGAATGGAACCAACATTAATTTTAAAGATGCGTTTTTCCGGTGCACGTACAATTCTATGAATTAACATAGCATCTTCCATTAACGCATATTGTTTATATAATTTACGACCTGGTTCAATATAAGAACGACCATATGGAAGGTAATTCATATCCGAAAGTAAACGGAAATGGGCCATTTCATAATTATCAAATACAATATTATTAGCATTGTCTTGATTAGGTGTATAATAATATCCAGAAGAATTACCACCAAAGAAACCATCAGGATTGTATGTAAATATTACTTTAGATGGATTTTCTAAATCAAAATTTTCTTTACGTTCAATATGATATGCTGAGTAAGGGATTACATTATATACACCAAATTTTTCTGATATCTCTAGTTTAAGGAAAAAATCACCATACTTACACATTTGACGCGTCCAAGCCCAAAGGTTAAATTCAACATTAAGTACGTCGTAAAATAAGTTATATAATATTTTTTGGATATCTTCATCTGATGATTTAATTTGGAGGACTTCTCCCATATCATTCTTTAATGAACATTCATCAGCAACAATATCAAGAGCAGAGGCAATAATTGCATCTGTATCCATTACATCATAATCTGAGTATAATTGAGCTCTTAGGTATTGGTAGTTAAGGTTAAATTGTTGGCCATATAAAGAGGTAGAAGCTGGGTTTTGGTATATACCCTGGTAACGACCCATTAGAGAGTTCGTAGCAAATTCCCCTGAAGTTTGGATGTGGTCGGTATCCATTACTTTAAGTTGATTTCCTCCAATGTTTCTAATTACAACATCAGATGAAAATAATCTTTTTAATCTTTTGAATAAGCTAGTATCAGCCATAATTTAATTTATTATTATAAATATTATCTAAGAAGCCAACTAATGTCTTCTTGCTTTCCATTTATGTCCTGCATATATGGGTTATCAACATTATTAGCATTATAACCACCTTTCCAGGACACTTTATTAGTAGAAATGCTATTTAATGTTGCTTTACTCATATCTAAATGTTGTTGGCTAAATTTAAATGATGTATCACGCATAAACATACCAATCCCAAATGACATAACCAAATCATCGTTATAACCTTGTTGGGCTTCTGCACGTCCATTTTTCCACATAAAGACTTTCATTTCCTCTAGTAAGCGTCTAGACTGAATTGTGACTGATTTATCATTAACATATTCTTGAAGCTTACCTACAACTAAAGGTCTAACTCTAGATGTCATACTAAAACCAGGTACCATTCTGCTTGTATCCATATATTTGTCAAAATACGAATCTGCTCTTGTAGAATCACTTTTAGTTGAATAATATAAATTTACATATTGTCTATCTATAATAGTTTGAATTGTAGCCCAACCAATAGAAGCATTTTCTACTACAAGTAAAGCTTCATTATACTCAGTAGCTATACCTACTAATAAATTACCATATTCTTTAGTACCAATTTGACCTTTATATTCTGCTACTTGAGTATTTGTTTCAATATCAATAACGTGGAATGCGGAATAATCTTTCCCATCCCCACGAGCAACATCAGCAACTACAAGGTAGGTCCTAGAATAATCCGCAGGTTCCCAAATCCATAAATTTCGGTCAGCACCTCTTCTTTCAAGGGGGTCCTTAATATAAGTTTGTTCATAAAATTCAAGATATTCAGAATAGAATACTGTATCACCTGAAGTATTAAAATCACAATCACACTCTTGTGCTGCCATTCTAGGGTCACCTAATAATTCATCCTGCCTATCTCTCCATTTTTGGTCACGTTCTGGGTGGACGTACCAAGGTAATTTAATAGGTAAAAAATCATTTTCATTATTTTCGGCTCTAACCCAAGTTTGATGGAACCAATTACCTGTACCATAAGGAGTAGATAATGCTATACACCCACCACCAGTAGCTAGGGTTTGTTGAGCGGAGGCCCAAATTTCACCAATATTTTCAATAAAAGCAGCCTCATCAATTAATAAAAGAGAAACTGCTTCTGATCTACCTGCATCACTTGATGCAGCGGTGGCTTTAATTTGAGAGCCGTTATTTAATCGTAATGTTAATTTGTTGTTTTCGTCTGCAGGTATTTTGAGCCATGAAGGTAAATTTTCATACATGAATTTTACTTTCGTAACCATGTTTTTCGCTGTATCCTGCTTTGTCGCAATACAAAGTACGTTTTTATCCTTATGAAATAACATTAACCATAAAGAATAACCAGCACCTAAAGTAGAAATACCTAGCTGTCGAGATTTAAGTACTACCGAGTATGGGTTTTCTTGAAATAAAGTTAAAACTTTTTCTTGGAATGGGTAAAGTTGAAATGGAATACGCCCACGTTGTGGGTGTTGAATCATACAGTACTTTTTCATAAAATGAACTGGGTCAGCAGCGCATTTAATATACTCTTGTTGAATGATTTGCCTTAAATTAGGTTCTGCCATTATTTACCTATTTTCCAGTACAAACGGGCTGTGTATATAGGGTCGAAATTATTGTTTAAACCTAAACCAAAACCGTATGCTTGTCTTTTTTTATTTACGAATAGCAATTCACCATTAAGGTTTTGGATTGCTGTGGGGGTACTGCCTACCGAAACGCCTCCAAAGAGCTCACGTTTGTAGAGGTAAATAGTATTAGTAATTGTTGTTGTTGGGATGAATATGTTGGATTGAACATTTCGCATTGATATTAAGTTACGAGTAACCGTATCATTTATCACTATAAAACCAAGGCTATCAACCTTAACAGTATCAGTGTAAAAATATTTTGCATAGTAATCTTTTAGAATAGAAATAGTATCAATAGGTACCTGGAAGGTGTCAATTTTTACTATTGTTTTTCTAATATATTTAGGCACATACTCTTTAGTGGCAACCTTTAACGTATCCCATCTAGTTACTACCTCAGTAATAACTTCAGGTTCTACCTGAGGGGTAGAAGAGCAGCCTTTTTGATATAACAAAAGTACTGCTAATACTACAACTAGTAGAGTTTGAATATTTTTAAATAAGTCCTTCAAGCTCTTTTTTAATTTTAGTTAAATCTTTAAGACGGGCTAATAGTCTTTCTTTATCTTCACCTTCAGCTTGTTTCCACTTGTTAACTACGGTTTTCATTTCTTTATTAGTATCCTGTAGTTTACGAGAGATGGTGGAGATTGAATCGTTTTTCTTAATATCCTTAGATGTTGGTTCTACGTCATCATCTTCTGTTAAATCAGCTTGTAATGATTTAGTTTTTTCTAATTCGTCATTATATGCTTTAGCTGTATCAACATCTTCTTGGGATACTTCTGAAAGTACATCTACAATAGTTTCTTTAATATATTCTGCTAGTTCTGAACGTTTCATTATAATATTATTTTATTATAAATATTACAGAGAAATCGCCTCTAACATTTGCTCAATGCGATTTTCGGTGCTACCTGATAATGTGTTAAGATTTTTAATACGATGTTTTTGTTCTGATAATATTTTACTAATAGTAAAGTCAATTAAATCTCTATAATCTGTATTAGTTTCTCTAACACCATTATCTTCCATTTCTACCCCCACAGGTGAGACATAAAATATATAATCGTATTCTTTTATAAAACGACGAGCATACTCTCCAAATAAATCCTTATCGGGTGAGTCTATTGATTTAGAAGAACGAGCAAAAGCCATAACATCAATTACAGTTCTATCAGTAATAACATTTTCTATCATTAATTCACCTGTACGTTCCGCTAAAAATACTGTTTGCCCCTTTAATGTTGAATCGGTGTTTAATGGAATGCCTTGAGCCATTAGCTCCTTAGAACGTTCTGTTCTAAACATATAATCCTTAAATTCAGGACGCTCTTTAAGAGCATTAACTAGTGTGGTTTTACCCACACTCATTGTACCACATAATCCTATTTTCATACGTCTTTATTATCTAACCATTTACGATATACACGATAGCTATCACTATCAAAATGTTCAGTGCTTACTTCAAATAAAATACCATCAG